AAGAATTAAAGCAAGAGGTTAACGACCTCAGGGCACAGCTAGAGGACAAATAGATGGCGATCACACGAGTAAGGACGGTGAACCGATTGGAGGTTTTCCCAAGAGATCCAGATTGGCTGGTGACGGTGGTTTATGAGGAAACTTTTGACGATACCGAGGACGCGCAGCTTCCGTTCACCTCAGATCGCAAGGTGGTGCTGAAGCGGTATACCGAAAGCACAGACGAGAATGGCAACAAAGTGCAGAACGTCACTGATATCAGCGGGGAAGATGCTGCGGTTCAGGCAGTCTGCAACGCGCTCTGGACTGATTAATGCCACTTCAGACCTCTGGCGCAATATCACTCAGCCAAGTGCAGGCTGAGTTTGGAGGCAGCAACCCGATTTCGATGTCGGAGTATTACCGTGGCGGGAGCTATGTCCCGACAACTGGAACAGGGTCGTATTCAAGTTATCAGGCTAGTTTACAATCCCCGCTTTATTACTTTACCGGCGACGGTATTGTGGTCTGGAACGGCTCGCAGGTGGCTAATGTGAGTGCTGGCGCGACAAGCGCCACGGCTGGCGGCTACACATATCAGCGAGGCTCTCTTTATACGACGATCTACGGCAAATACACGACAACGTACTACTACTACGTTCGTCGTGCCACTGCGGCTACCAGCATCAATACAGGCATACCAAGCAGCGGAACCATATCGATGAACCAATTTTACGGCGGGCAAGGCTAATGTACACACTGTCACAAATTGACACCTTGCCGGCGAGCTTTGACACCCTGTTTGCGCAGTCTCTGCCAAGCATGGAATCAGGCACATTTGATTGGGCGTATTACGGAAGCCCCGCAGATAACGGCGCTAAAAAGGAAGTCATAAGGGGGCAATATGAACAATTTTTACACTCAGATATCCCTGTGTTAATGGTTCTTTTATGGCAAAAAGATGGGCACCCAGTTCAAATAGCGGCTTGCAACATCGATCCAGCGGAAAACGATTACATTGTTTTCCAATACGCCCTCTACGGTGCAGACGCTGGAGGCAGCAAAAGCTGGCTGCACGACTTAGCCTACGTCGAGACTACAAGAGATTTTTTGCGTGACCAGCTAGGGATGCTTGGCTTTTTAATAAGGTGCAATCACAACAGTAGCCTCTTCAACTACCACATGAGCAAAGGCTTTGCGTCAAATATCTACGACGTGTCTTTGGCTGGCGTCGAGGATCTATCAGAATCGGGCGGTGCTACGACGGCAACCATCAAATACAGATACCTATAAGTCTTTGATTTAGATACAACTTTCAGTAGAATCGACAACATCCACCCTGCTACACCGCTTCCGCGACAGCACACAACCCTCTTGGAGCCATATGGACTTTCGATACTTCAAAATCGAAGACTTTGCGTGCAGTGAAACCGGAGAGAACGAGATCCAGTGGGACTTCGTGTCCGCTCTCGATGACCTGCGCGGCGTGTGCGGATTCCCGTTCATCATCACATCGGGTTACCGCTCGCCGTCCCACAGCGCCGAGGCCGCCAAGGCAAGGCCCGGGCAGCACACTCTGGGCATTGCGGCGGACATTAAGGTCACTGGCGGGGCGCAGCGGCACGCGATTGTCAGCAACGCCATCAAGCTCGGGTTCAAGGGCATCGGTGTAGCGAAGACGTTTGTTCACGTCGATAGGCGCGAAACAGACCCAATGATATGGCAGTACAGCTAGTGGATGTCGAGCAGCGGTTAACGCGCTTCGAGGAGAAGCTGGACACGATCAATGACGCATTGGTCTCACTGGCCCGTATCGAGGAGCGCGTCACGACGATATTGAAGCACAACGACAGGATTCACGAGCAGGTGCAGCAGCTAGACAACCGAGTCGATGAGCTTGAGGCTCAGAACGCGGTGCAGGAGTTCACGCTCGGCAAGGGCGAGCGACTTTTCTGGCTGGGTATGACGGTGTTTGTTGGACTACTGGTTAGCGGGGTGGCGAATTGAGTTTACTGGGATCGATCATTGGCCCGGTTGCCGAGCTAGGCAAAACTTGGATGGAGGGCAAGGTCGCCAAGACCAAGGCCAAGGCCGAGGCAGAGTCCAAGGTAATGATCACGCAGGCCAAGTCTGCGGCTGACTGGGAAACGGCAATGGCTCGCGCCAGCAACCAGAGCTGGAAAGACGAGTGGCTGACAATTTTATTCAGCATACCTCTGGTGCTGGCGTTTGTGCCCTCGGCGGTACCGTATGTCCGACAAGGCTTTGAGGTTTTATCAACCATGCCAGAGTGGTACCAGTATGGACTGTCCGTAATTATCGCCGCCAGTTTCGGTGTCCGGGGAGTTATCGGCATTATGAACAAGGTGAAAAAATAATGGCTCTCGAATCCAGCACATATATCAACGGCTTGGTTGTATCGAACCCCACTAGCTCGGACAACATCAGCGACGGCGACAACCACATCCGCTTGATCAAAAGCACAATCAAGGCTACGTTCCCGAACGTCACTGGCGCGGTCAGCGGCAGCCACACAGATATCAACAGCGCGGTGACTAAGGCTAACTTAGCGACCAGTGCCAACACCGCGACCACAATCGTCAAGCGAAACGCCTCTGGCAACTTCACCGCCGGTACGATTACAGCCGCGTTGAGCGGAAACGCCACGACGGCCACTAGGCTGCAAACTGCCAGAAACATCGGCGGCGTCTCTTTTAACGGCACCTCCAGCATTGACTTGCCCGGCGTAAATACCTCTGGCAACCAGAGCACATCGGGGAACGCGGCAACCGCTACTCGACTTGCGACAGCCAGAAACATCGGCGGCGTCGCTTTTAACGGCACCGCCAGCATCAACCTTCCGGGCGTAAACACCTCTGGCAATCAGAACACTTCAGGGAATGCAGCAACCGCTACAACCGCTACAACCGCTTCACAACTTACTACATCCAGAACGATATCTATGTCTGGCGATGTTACTGGCTCTGCTTCTTTTAACGGTTCGCAGAACGTAAACATCACCGCCACGGTTGCGGATGACAGCCACAACCACATCGCATCTAACATCGACTCATTTGCCGAAGAAGTACAAGATGTTGTGGGCGCTATGTTTAGCGGCAACACCGAAACTGGTTTGAGTGCCACCTACGATGATGCGGATGGCACTATTGATTTGGTTTTAACCAAAGACCCAACAATAACTTTGACCGGCGATGTCAGTGGCACTGGCACCATGACCAACTTGGGCAATGTGAGCATCACGGCCACAATTGCTGATGATTCTCACAATCACATCACAAGCAACATCGACGGGTTCACAGAGGCAGTTCAGGATATAGCTGGCTACATGTTCAGCGGCAATACTGAGACAGGGGTGTCCGCCACTTATCAAGACGGCGACGGCACCGTGGACTTGGTGCTAAGTACCGAGTATGTGCAAGACATTGTCGGAGCCATGTTTACGGGCAACACCGAAACTGGTTTGAGTGCGACGTACCAAGATAATGACGGCACTATTGATCTGGTTCTGACGAAAGACCCAACGATAACTTTGACCGGCGATGTCAGTGGCACTGGCACCATGACCAATTTGGGCAATGTGAGCATTACCGCTACGGTTGCGGATGACAGCCACAACCACGTCGCATCTAACATCGACTCGTTTGCGGAAGAGGTGCAGGACGTAGTAGGAGCCATGTTCTCTGGCAACACCGAAACTGGTTTAAGTGCCACCTACGATGATGCTGATGGAACTATTGATTTGGTTTTAACCAAAGACCCATCAATAACTTTAACAGGTGATGTCAGTGGCACTGGCACCATGACCAACTTGGGCAATGTGAGCATCACGGCAACAGTCGCCAACGACTCGCACACCCACGACACTCGTTATTTCACTGAAACTCAAGCAGACAATCGGTTTTTAGCAATCGGGGGTACAGCAGCAGACAGCGCCAAGGTAGACGGTAAATCTGTTGCGGTGGTTTCCTCGCTTCCCGGTTCCCCTGACGCCAACACAATCTATTTTGTGACTAGCTAAAATGTCAGGTATCTACAGCGGATCGACAGAAATCACAGAGATATATTCTGGCTCAACGCAGGTGTTAGAGGTGTATTCTGGCAGCACGTTGGTGTGGTCAGCGAACCACCGAGTTACGCAGGGCTATTCGGGTACGAGCACCTTAAATGTCGCTGGCTTCCAGACAACGCGGATAGGCGGCAGTAATTTAGGGTCAGTTTCACCTACTCAACTGAACGGTGTAGACATTGAGGGGATTCGCGTGACCTACCAAGATTTTGGTTACGGCACCCCGTTCAAGAAACTAGAGGTTTGGGTAGACGGTCAACAGAGCGAAAACCTTTTTTCTTCGGTTTCTTTTAATTCAATGGGAACCAAGTACACAGGAAGTGGCACGGGCTACAGCTATTTTCAATACCCATCTGACCATCAAAGTTTTCAAGACGTGACTGTTTGGCAGTGGCAGCTTACGACTTCAGAGAGAGCAGACTTTGACGGGTCAGGCGTTGTTGAGGTGGAGTTCGCGTAATGCCATACATCCCACTAAGAAAAATAGGCGCAGGCGGAATCGTTACAGATCAAGACCCCTATGATCTTGAGCTAACGCAGTTCCCTGATGGGAACAACGTCACGTTCCACAGCGGACGCATCGGCAAGGCGCTAGGGCACAGCGTGCGCGAGTCGCTGAGTTTCTCCCCCACCGCCGTGCAGGGATGGCTGTATGGCGGCAACAACACGTTGGTGATCGGAAGTCTCAACAAGCTCTATCGCTTCGACGGGACTACGGTCACGAACGTGACCAAGACATCGGACTCTACTAACTACTCAAACTCGCCGCGCTGGCAGGGGGCGCAGCTTGGTACGGCCATGATGATGAACAACGGCTCCGAGGCACCGCAGTACATGCTGCCCTCCGGCACTCGATTTGCTGATCTACCCTCGTGGCCCAGCAACTTGGTCACGCAGTGCCTAAAGCCATTCAACAGCTTCTTGGTGATGACTGGTTATGAGATCGGAAGCAGCAAGCGGCCATTCACCGTCCGCTGGTCTGACGAGTACGACCCCTCCAGCATCCCCGGCTCCTATGACATTACCAGCACAACCAACTTATCAGGTGAGACAACTCTGGGCGGCTCTAACGGCGAGTTGGTCGATCAACTGACGCTGAACAACTCGAACATTATCTACGCAGAGCGCGGCGTGTTCGCCATGGACTTTATCGGCTTCCCTCTAGTGTTCAGCTTCCGAGAGGTCTTCAGCGATGACGGCATCATCAACCGTGGCGCGTGTGCGTCGATACCTAACGGCCATGTGGTCGTGGGCCAGAACGACATCTACTTGCACGATGGGTCGCAGAAGCGAAGCATCGTAGACAACAAAGTGAGGCGCACCTTCTTCAACGACCTCGCCGACACTCGCTCTGTCTTCTGTCAGACCATCCCCGACACGACTGAAGTGTACATCTGCTACGCCGATGATGACGCAGCAGACTCGCAGTCTGCAAACCGCGCACTGGTCTACAACTGGAAGCAGGACGCCTTCACGTTCATCGACCTGCCAAACGCTAGGTCGATGACGGTTGCTGATCGCATGGACACGTCGGGTAACTACACCAACTCGACTGCCACTTGGAACGCCTCCAGCGACTATTGGTCAAACGTGTCGCTGGGAACGCAGGCCAACAACATTAAACTCTTCGCCGCCGATTCCGTTGGCGACAAGATCCGCATGATGAACGACACCAACGGCCTGTCGGGCAACGCAATGCCTGCATTCCTCGAAGCCACAAAGATCGATCTCGATCAAGTGCTGGGTCAGTCAACACGCAACATCAAGCAGCTCAAAGGCATCATGCCCCAGATTGAGGGCACCGGCAGTGTGCGCGTGCAGGTAGGAATCTCCGACGCGCCGCAGGACGGTATCCGCTGGCAGATCGACAAGACCTTCAACGTCGAGTCAGATCATAAAATCGACTTCCGCACATCTGGCAGGTATTTCGCTTTGCGAATCGAGTCGAACTCAGCGTCCGACTACTGGCGTCTGACCGGACTCGATATCGACGTGCAGGAGGTTGCAGGCCGATGAGCTACATCCCCTCAAGCACAGCCGCCGACACGGCGGTGGGCCTGCGTAGCTGGCTGGTGCAGGAGCTTAACAGGATCGCCAACGGCTTCACTGTTGCCGGTCAAACGACAACGCTGCCGGTGCTGACCGTGGAGCCAGCGAAGCCAGAAACTGGTCAGGTGGTGCTCGCAGATGGGACGGCTTGGAACCCCGGCTCTGGTCGAGGCCTTTATTATTACGATGCCGGATGGCAGTACATTGCATAGGACAGAACCATGATATTTGGATTCGGTAAGAAAAAATCAAGCAGCAGCTCCAACAGTCAAGCGAACACATACGTTGATCCAACTCAGCAGCCGTTCCTGCAAGATGTAAGGCAAAACGCTCAGGATCTCTATAACCAAGGGCCGATGCCCGTTGAAGGCGTTGCTGGTATCAACCCAAACCTTCAAACATCGCTGAACGATCAGTTCGCCGGAGGCAACCAAATTGCCAACGCTGGCGGCAACATGATGACGCAAGGCGGGGGCATGATGAATCAGGGCTTTGGTGGTGCGATGAACTACGCCAACCAAGCCATGAACGCTGGCCCCGGTGCAGGCGCTAACTTTGCCATGAATACCGGCAACCAGTACGCTGGGGGCGTTTCTCAAGGAGGGTTCGCTCAGTCTGGCGGCGTAAACTACAACACCGCCAACAACATGCGAAATAGCGCATCAAGGATGGGCGCGGCTTACAACAGAGGGCCAAACCTCGGCAACGTGTCGCAGTACGGCGGTCTGGCTGCACAAGGCAACGCCGCGCAGGGACAGGGGCCGAATCTAGGCTTTGCGTCACAAATTGGTGGCATGGCAAACCAAGCAAACGCCGCTAGTGCCAACGGAATAAACTCTGGTTTAGCGAATCAGATTGGCGGCATGGCAAACCAAGCAAACGCCGCCAGCGTAAACGGCATCAACTCTGGGTTAGCGAATCAGATTGGTGGTATGGCAAACATGTCCAACGCCGCCAGCGTCAACGGTATCGATACCAACTTAGCTAATCAGATTGGCGGCATGAGCAGAGACGCTGGCGCGGCAAACGTAAACGGTTTCAACTCAGGTGTGGTTAGTCAGGCTGGCAACCTTGCATCTCAATCTGCGGGAACACAGAACCAAGGGTTTAATCAAGGCAATCTGTCAAATTACATTAACAACGATGTTTTACAGGGTCAGATCAACGCAGCTACGCGAGACATCAACCGCAACTTGGAAGAGAACCAGTTTACAGGCAACGCATCCAACGCCGCAGCATCTGGGAATAGTGGGTCAAGTCGAAGAGCAGTCATGGACGCTATAGCCGCACGCGGAGCAGCAGACCGATCAGCGGACGTATCTTCGCAGATGCGTGGTCAGGCGTATGGTCAGGCGCTGGGTATCGAGGCTAACCGAGCGCAGCAGAACGCGCAGATGGGACAGCAGAATCAGCAGTTCAACGCAGGCGCTACCAACAGCATGGCGAGTCAAGGTCTTGGCATCGCCGGAAACCAAGCAAGTCAAAACGCAGGCTTCAACCAGCAAGCAAACATTAGAAACGCTGACGCCACAAACGCAATGCAAGCGAGAGGCATTGACCTAGCTGGTTCACAAGCTGGCATGAACGCTGGGTTCAACCAGCAAACTAACATTGCGAACCAAAACGCTTCTAACGCCATGCAAGGCAGAGGTATTGATGTCGCAGCAAGCCAAGCGGGTATGAACGCAGGCTTCAACCAGCAGACAGGTTTAGCCAACATGGGCGCGGCAAACGCCATGCAAGGCAGAGGTATTGATGTCGCAGCAAACCAAGCGAGTATGAACGCTGGATTTGATCAGCAAACAGGTTTAGCCAACATGGGCGCGGCAAACGACATGCTCCGTACCGGCATCAACACCGCCACGGGCGTAGACGCCATGAACACTGGCTTTCGCCAGCAGACAGGAATGCAAAACACAGGTTTTAGGCAGGACATGTCTAGAGCCGGACTCGGCGTCGAGGCCGGTAGATCATCTGAGAACGCTGGCTTTAGCCAAGACGCAATGAAAACAAACGCAGGTTTCGGCAATCAACTTCTCGGCCAAGGTTACGGTCTCAGTCAGAACAACAACCAGTTCAACGCGGGGCAGCGACAAGACGGCAGACAGTTCGATGCCACCCAGTACAACAACGCTCGACAGTACGGCACTGGTATGGGCGCTAACGCCTTCAATTCAAACACAGCCAACAACCAGTTTGGCGCAGATATGTCCTTCCGTGGCGGTCAGGCAGGCATGGGTATGTCGCAAACGGGCGCGAACATGGTCGGATCTGGCTTGGATCGGGCGCAAGGTTCAGGTCAATACATGCGCGACTACGATCAGCAGATGGAAAACTACAATTACCGTCAGGGCATGGCACCTTACAACTCACTGCAATTCTACAATGAGCAGATTGGAGCGCCCAACAACTTGTCCAGCTCGAACACTAGCAGCAAGGGCAAGTCTAGCGGCTTCAACTTCAGCATCTAAGGAAAGAACATGGCTGGAATATATGACGTACTGCGGGGCAATTTTGATCTGGGCGACCAGCAAGCTCTGCTGGACGAGCGGCTACAGGATCTTGGTGGTGCTGATGTGGCGCAGCAATTACAGCAGCCCGGTATCGACCCCGCCGCTGTCGGAGCTGAGAGCGCATACACAATGCGCCGGGCCGGCATGGTTCCAAACCAACAAGGCCAGCTAGTAGACCCCTACCGAAACATCGCGCTGTCACGCGAGGCTCGACTCCAGATGGCGCTGCAACAGGACAAGGCTCGTCGAGAAGAGATAGCCGACAGCACATTGTTTAAGGTGGGCGACACACTGGCGGACACCGGGCGCATGTTCTTGTCGCCGCTGTTCTGGCTCAAGGGCGAGGACACAACCAAGTACGACCCTAGTGAACGGCTCAAGACCGGGTACCGTAACCAGTTCGACGCCCTTCAGGCTTTGCGAGAAACCAACGTCGAGAAGTTCCTGACCTCACGCAACCAGCGGCTCGACGCCGCTACGTCTTTGGAGGTCAGCCGACGCAATCAGCAAATACAAGCCACGTCGCCGTATGAAAAAGAGCTAATGGGGTTTGCTGCTGGTAAGGGTAGAGCAGCCGACTATTACGACCCCACCATGCGTCAAGATTTGACTGAGCAACTAGCCTTAGAAAAAAGGACGGCTATGATGTTCGGCGACAGGGTTGTAGATCGCACGACGCACAGCTTTGTAACGGGTCGCGCAGAGAAGTTCGCGCAGCAAGTATCTGGATATAAACAGGCGCTGCAAGGCTACAACCGCCTGAAGTCATCTCTTGAAGCAGGTGATGCCTTCGGTGACATCGCAGCCATCTTCGGCTTCATGAAGATGCTAGACCCGACTTCTGTTGTTAGAGAGGGCGAATTTGCGGTCGCCTCTTCTGCCGGCGGCTTATTCGAGAGAATGAAAATCATCATGCAGCAGGCTGATAACGGGCAACGTCTGACCCCTGAAATGAGACAGGAGATCATGGCTCTGTCTAACGAGCTGGTTGACACATACAACGTCGCCTACCAGAGCAAGAGAGACGGATACCAGAAAGAGTTTAAGCGTTATCAATACCAAGATGATGAGATCAACGAACTTCTGGGTAGCGCACCGAATATCGACACCGAGTCATCGATTGAGAACATCAACTACACGATGCCAGACGAGACCTTTACAGGTCTAGGTATTGATCAAGACGCATTGATGAAAGGCCCAGAGGGTTACAAATCTAATACCCCCAACCCTGATATCCCCACCTACATGATGAGAACAGATCGATGAGCCAAGATCTCAACGCTTTGATTGCCTTGTACGACACAGAGAAAGGCAAAAACCCCGAATGGGACAAGGACACACTTTCTGCGATTCAGGCAGGTATGTCTCAATTCAACGAGGGCCAGATAGATCAAGACCGTGGCGCGAGTGGAGATATACGCCTTCAGGTAGGTGCAGCGCAGAGTCCAGAGGACAGGCTGGCTACGATGCGTAACTTCTACCCAGAGGCCATACCTTATGGCGAAGATAATTTCCTAGCCATTAACCGACGCAACAACCAGCCGTTCCTGTACAACCCACCGGGCATGGACTTAGGCGACATCCCCGAGTATGGACGAGAGCTTGTTACCGCTGGCGCGGGTATTGGTGCCGCGGTTTTAACATCTCCCGCCGCCACTACAGGTGTTGGCGCGGCTGCTCCGTATGTTGCCGGTGGCCTTGCATCAGCAGGCGCTGGATTAATGTACGACCAAGGTATGGAGTATCTGGGTGACACGGTAGACACGCGCACGCTAGGCGAGCAGTTCGAGGACTACAGCGTTGAGGCCGCCCTAGGCATGTTGCCCGTGGATAAGCTAGGTGCGCCCGTATCTAACTTCATGCGTAAGTTTGTCACAGGGCCAGCGCAGGAAGCTGTACGCGAGGTCGTTGAAAAGTATGGCATTGAAGCCACAGCAGGCACGGTAGGCAACGGGTTGCTGCAATCGTTAGAGGCTGGCTCACAAAGGATGGGCGCAGCGATGGGTAACTTCCAAAAATCTGCTGACGAAATGTACGCAGGCATTCAAACAATGATTGACGATATGTTTGAAGGCATGGGCGGCCCTGTCAGCTCCATAACAGCAGGCAGGAACGCGATAGACAAAGGCAAAGGATTCATCACCACCTTCCGAGAAGAAGCCGACAACATGTACAAACTTGTTGACGAGCGTATCGGCCCAGATGAGGTGATCATGCCGATGAACCTCAGAAGCACCGCTGGCGGCATGATTGGTGTAGATGCGCTGGGTGAACTTTTTGAACCCCAGCTTGCCCGAAAGATCATAGGTGCCTTGGAAGACGGCGGCCCGGTTTCTTATGCCAGCTTGGCGCAGATACGTTCTACCTTGGGCGAGCAGATAGGGGCTAGAGAATCAGTCGGGCCGGGGAACATTGGACTCGGGCAAGCAAAGAAGCTCTACGAGGCAATCACCCTTGACATGCAGGAGCTGGCAAAGAGCCAAGGCGACGAGGCATATGCGGCTTGGACAGCTGCTAACGACTTTTATCGGGCGGGGTCTAAGACGATTGACGAAGTCATTACGCCTACCATGACCACTAACAGTGGCAAGGAGTGGCTACCTCCAGAGGAAGTGTCGAGCAAAATTGCTTCTTTGGCAAAGAGAGACCCAGACGGACTAGCTCGTATGCAGACCTCTGGTGTCATGACCGAGGCAGACATGGGTAAGGCTGGCGCTGGCATCCTAGAGGATGTAGGCAAAGCGAAAGAAGGGAGCGCCGCTGAGATCGCAGAGCGATTGTCTCCGTCTCGCATACCCACGCAGACATCGTCCAATGTAATACACGAAGAATCTAAAGATGTGCTGTTCAACATGACCAGCAGAGAGATATTTGAGGATCTGCGGGTGTTGGGTGGTGCGCTTAAAGAGACAGACCAGCTAGTGAACTACTCAAACACAGGAGCGCAGAACCTTCTAACTACCGCTCTTACTGCTGCGGGAGCAGGACTGGCTGGGGGAGACGCCGCTCAAGTTTCTGGGGCGGTTCTGGGCACTTTTGTCCTTCCCTATCTTGCATCTAAGGGTTTGCAGTCAAAGCCATTTATCAACTGGGTAACCAAAGGATCTAAATCTGGCACCGGGCCAGAGTGGGTCAGAGCTGGCGCACGCATGGCAGCGAAAGAGGGCTTGATGGAACTTTACGACGCGGTCATAGAGTTCGAGTCTGGGAACACTGGGGCTGACGCTGAAACTCGCGGAATGCTTTTTGAGTAAGGAAACACAATGGGATTGTTAGATATTTTCAAGGCCGCAGGCGATGCCAAGATGGACATCATGAACAAGTTCATGGATCCCAACGGCGACGGCATGTACGGCAAGGCGTCTCAGTTCTTGGGTGGAATCGAAGATCGCAAGAACGAGCTGTTTAATCCAGCAACCTCAACGCTTGGGGCGCTGGGATTCGGGCAGAACAATTACGGTCTAGCTGGAGCGGGGCAGATGCCTCAGATTGAGGAGATGCAAGCCGCCGACTCGGCCAAGATGATGCAGAACTCACTGGCATCTATCGGCGCTAACATCCCTGCCGCTGGTATGGTGTCTTTGGGCCAAATGGATCTGAGCACGCCGGATATGACTAACCCTTTTGTTGGAACGCCTATTGATTTCGACAGTGCGGCCAAGCGAGAGAAAGAGAAGATGCTGTTGGAGGAGGCAAGCCAAAGCTCCGGCATGCTTAACGATCCCAATCAATTCACACCCACCCCGGAGGCTGGTGTACTTGATATGAGGATGGCTTGATATGTCGGGTTTTAGTTCTGTTATTGCAAAAAAGTTATATGACGGTGCCTCTGACTTTGTTGATGATCTTGGCCGCATGTACGACGAGCGGTTTGATAAGCGAAAAAGAGAAGTCGAGAGGCTAAACAATTTCGAGGTAGAGGTATTGCGGAACCAAGGGTACGCGCCTCCCCCGACTGCTAAGTTGTCTGATTTTGAGGGCATGCCTTTCGTTACGTCTATGTCAGACCGAACCGACGCCAGAGGGGAGATAATCGGTATCGACGGCGTAAGGTTTAACGACCCTGTGATGCTTCGCGGCGGTCAGGGCTACATGTTCGACGATGAGCTTAACCCCGGTCAGGTGTGGGCCTCGGCCAGAAATCCAGTAAACCAAATAATGAAAGCCGCTGGAGAGCTTAAAGAAACCTACGGCAAAGACCCTCTTTATATACCTTGGCGCATGGCACCAACAGGTGGTGATTTTGCAACCATGACCGGCGAGACAATGATGGCTTACGCATCTGCTGCCATGTCACCGTCTCAGAAAAAAGCACTCGATAAAGCGATCCGAGAGTACGAGACTGTTGGATCGATAGATCAAAACACTAAGAAAAGAGTTAACGCCGGGTTGCAGATCAAAGGGTGGAAGGGCGTAGATGATCCCCGTTCTATAGAAGTCTGGCGCAACACGCCCGACGCGGTGCGTAAAGAGCTGAAACAAAGAGTTTTCGACAAAGAGTTCCGTAACGACGGCGGCCTGAGTTTAGGACAGGCGAGGTTAGCCGTAACAGACCCTTTGCAGGTAAACGCCCGAGACGCTGGTGTACAGAACGTGGGAAGAATTTTCACGGGCAATGACCCGAAGAGATCGACTCACCCCGCATACCCTTTCGGCGTTCCCGGCGAAGGTGTGGCGCAGCTCTCTGGTATCGATGACGTGTCGATATTTGAGCTTTTGCCGGGTTTGCGATTAGGTGAAAAACAACGTCTGGTTGATGATCCAATTAATCCTACCGCTAACAATGTACGCGCCATGCAAATGGCTGCTAAATCTGGCGTCATCACTGAGGACGTTCTTCGCGCCCTTTCAGACCGTGGCGTCAATGTGGCTGTTACTGGCCTACCAACCGGGCTACTGGCCGGTGCTACAGGTGAAGACCTGATGGTGCGGAACGCAGACGGAACCTCGCGCCCCATGAACAACATGGAGCTGGCAATGTACGAGGACAGCCAACGCAGCATAGCGCCAGCTCTGGAAGCCTTAGCACCAGACGAGGGCTTCGCTTACGGCGACGTGTTGCCGATCAAACGTATGACCGACGAGGACGCAAGGGAAGAAGATATGTTTGGCGGGTTCAGGCCAGCATTCCCCAACATGGTGCGCGACACGGCTGCCGATCTTGTCAAAGCTAGTCAGGCTTTGAAGACCGGCATGCTTGACGAGCAAGCCTATATGAACCTGATGGCTCCATGATAATAGAAGCAGTAGCAGCGGTGACGGCGGCGTGCAAGACGCTAGAGATGGCGGCTGGCGCGGCCAACAACATCGAGTCCCTTGGTGCCTTTATAGGCCGCATGGGCGCTGCCGAGTTTGATCTGCAAAAAGCCAAGAACTCTACCCGAACCATGAGCGAGGCCGAGGCCGCCAAGGCGGTTATGGCAGAGGAGATGGTTCGTCAGTCACGTCAAAGGATGAAGGATTTATTCCTGTCCCTGAACCGAACTGACCTCTGGGATGATATGCAGCAGAAGATGGCCGAGGCTAGAAAGAACCGTCAGGAAGAGGTCAAGAGACAAGAAGCTCTGGCAAGGAAAAAGAAAAAGCAACTGATTGAGATACTGATAGCCATCGCCATATGCCTTGGGGTAGTCCCGGTGGCTATCGCCTTGGTGCTTTGGTGGGCAACAAGCTAGGAGGAAACATGCCAACACCGCGTAAAGGACTCTACGCAAACATTCACGCTCGCCGTAAGGCGGGAAAGAAGCCACGCAAGCCGGGGAGCGCAGGTGCGCCAAGTGCCGCAGACTTCAAAGCCGCAGCCAAGACGGCAAAGAAGCCAAAGAGCAAGCGCAAAACAACGCCAAGACGCAGGTAACTGTACCAAGAGCGTACCACGGGGTTTTAGAGGGTCACTTTGGCACTGGCCCTTTTACCTGTAACCTGTTGATAACCCTAGGTTTATCGCCATGATCGTGAACCGCATAGTGCAGCAAGCAGCGGTTGTCCCACATAACCGTGGTATTTTCATTTTCGTTCATTTTCAATCACTTAGATAAATTAAAGGTAACCGTTTCAATCACTTAAACCCACGCAAAATAAGGCATCTTCAGACAAATAACTTTTGTCACTGTACCACGAACTGTACCACGTTTTAGTTTCGACAACCCTAGGTTGTCTTTCCACAGATAATTTTGTAACCTCTAGCAATCAGATGGAGGTGTATCGTGGCAGTGATTCAAAAGAGAAGAGATGCAAAAGGCAACGTCCGTTACCGGGTGTTGATCCGCAAGGCCGGAAAGCCTACGGTTTCTAAAACTTTTTCCAAGTGGCAGACAGCCAAGGACTTTGCCAGCAAGACCGAGACGGACTTGGAAAAGGGCGAGTTCAGGGCTGAAAAGACTGTGCTGTCTGACGTGATTGATCAGAGCTTCAAGGTGCTGGACATGCCTGCCGATAAGGCCAAGGTGTACCGGCAGATCGACAAGCACTTCGGGTGCTACGCTTTAAAGGATTTGAGGCGAGAGGTGTTCTTTGAGTACGTCGAGAGGCGCAAGCACGAGGTTAAGGCCAGCTCCATAAACCACATATTCGTGTACATGCGGACGCTGTTAAAATTTGCCGAGACGTACATGCAGCTCAAGCCGGAGATGGCGGAATTCAATCTGGCAAAGGATTGGCTTGCAAGCCAGAAGTTCATCACCAAGTCTGATCGCAGAACGCGCAGGGTCACTGACGAGGAGCTGCGTGCTATCGAAGAGGAATGGATTCTGGATGACTTCCAAGGGGCGCAGGAAAAGAACTGGTCTCTGCCAGAGGTCATGCGCTTCGCTGTCCTAACCGCGATGCGCCGGGGGGAGCAGTTTACCCTGCGCTGGGACGAGTTGGATGCCGAGGAGAGAACGGTAGGCTGCTGGCGCAAGCACCCCAAGGGCAAGGTCTACAGCCGGGTTCCGCTACTGGCGGATGCAATGGCGATTATTGAGAAGCAGGAGCGCCGTGGGGAGTTCATTTTCAACGTCAGCTCAAACCACGCGGCCAAGATCTTCAACAGGTATCGCGACAAGGCGGGTATCAAGGATCTGGTCTGGCACGACCTGCGCCACGAGGGTGTCAGCCGATTGACTGAGATGGGGATCTTCCTGCCATCCGAGGTGGCAATGTTCAGCGGCCACCGGGACATCCAAATGCTTCAGTCCTATACGCACCTGCGAGCGGAACACATCGTCGGAAACCTAAAAGAAAAAGGACTTTAGGTTGTCTATCACCTTTAAGTTGTAATTTGGCGCAAACCTTCGTCGCGCTTGGCGGCGAAGTAGGCCTCCACGACTTTACGATCCGCCACGCGCTGACGCCCCAGCTTGTAAGTGGGGCAGCAGAACCTTTCGCTGGAGATCGCGTTCAACAGACTGCTCTTCTTCATGCCGAAGAGAGCAGACAGCTCTGTCAAATCGAGATACGGTTTTTCCATCATGCCTCCAAGAACTTTCTAATTTTCGTACCACCAACCGAGTAGTTGTTCCCGCGTGCGCTTTTCTCAAACCGCAGGACTAGCTCCCTTCCCGAGAGCTTGCCGTGCTTTTTCCAGATATCTTCGTCGATCTCAAGAGCGTCCATCATCGCGCTACGCTGCGTTTGGTACTCCGCAACCACCGCCACAGTCACCCCGGCGTTCTTCTGCGGCTCGGAGAACTTAACCTCGTAAACGCCTTCGCTGGGGCGTTCTGCCATCTCAACACTGACCCTGAGCAGCTTGCCGCCATCAATCAGCGTAATGTCATCGATGGCCTCTTCGTCGCTAAAGGTTGCGCCCTTTCCAGCGCCAACGACGTAGGTCATCACAGCGTAGACGCAGGCCTTGTGGCGTCTCGCCAACCTTATGTCTACCTCAATCTCGCCATGAGCGGTGCCTAGCATGAGCCACGAGTGCTTAACGCCGAGCAGTGTAGCGAGCCGCTTCGACATCGCCGCCCTCGGCACAGTCTCCCCCGCGAGCCACTTCCTGACAGCCTCTTGGCTGACATTTAATCTCGCGGCTATCGCAGTCTGCTGACCCTTTCCGTAATCTGGTATTTCATCGCTTGCGTTACATGCTTCCAGCAAGCGGGTTGCAAAGTTGTTCAAAACAACCCCCTGTTGTAAGTGAATGGAGACTGATAGTAAACCGACTACTTTAACTTGTCTACAACTTTTAATTGTTTCGCATTGCGTCCACAAACGTAAGCAACTTACTTTGGGCTTCGTCTTTTCCTGAGAGCACGTCCCTGACCAACAAGTCGGCTGGGGTGTCTGCCAGAATATGTATGACGCGCACCGGGCGCGTTTGCCCCTGACGATGCAGGCGTGCATTGAACTGCTGGTAAAGCTCCAACGACCAAGATAAGCCAAACCATACGATCAAAGATCCGCCATGTTGCAGGTTCAGCCCGTGCCCGGCACTGGCGGGGTGCGCCAGCATTACCGAAACCTGCCCCTTGTTCCACTTGTCGATCAGGGTTGCATCTTTTTTCAGCACCACCGCGCCCTTGATCGCCTGACAAATCCTTTCGGCATCAGACTGAAAGTTGTAGGCTATCAGCACCGGCTCGTTGGAAGCCTCGACGATCTCCTTCAGCGCCTCGATCTTGGCGTCGTGGAGAACCTCGTAGCCGTCCTCGGTGTAGAGCGACCCAGAGCTGACTTGCAGGAGCTTGTTGATCTTCACCGCCGCGTTAGCTGCAAGCACCTCGCCCTGCTCCAGCTCTATCAGGAATTCATCTTGCATCTGTTTATATGCTTTCTGGGCCTTGGGCGGCAGTGTCACCACAACGTCGCTGTCGATTCGCTGCGGCAGTTCGAGGTAATCGTCTGCGTCCATGCGTAGCACCAGATCGGCCACCCTCTCCTGCAACAGATCAACGCGATCAGGTCTGACTTCATACTGCGACCATTGGGGGTTGCCGACTTGGCGGCAGTAGGTTTCGAGGAACTTGCCCCGGGTGTCGCCTAACCGCTTACCTTTGTCGAGGAGGTATATCTGCGGCCACAGCTCCATCAGGCTGTTGGGTGCCGGTGTCCCGGTGAGCTGCACCATCCGCTTGATGCTTCCCGCCTTCACCACCTGACGCAGCGCCTTCCACCGCTGGCTGCTGTGACTTTTGAAGCTGCTGCTTTCGTCGATTACTACGGCGTCGTAGTGCCACTCGCGCTGCAAAGCGTTTACCAACCACGGTACGTTCTCCCTATTGATGATGTGTATGGGTGCCGAGGAGTGCATCGCCTCCTCGCGCTTGGCGGGGCTGAGTCCCGCTATGACAGAGAACCGCAGCGCCCGTAGGTGCTGCCAGTTTTTTATTTCGGCAGGCCATGTGTGTTGCGCCACGCGCAACGGGGCGATGATCAGCACCTTCTTAATGTCCTTGGTGACCAGTAGATCGACCAGCGCCGTGAGTGTGCTGACGGTCTTGCCGAGTCCCATGTCTACCCACAGCGCCGAGTGGCTATTGTCTTTGATGAACTGCGCGGCCCGGAGCTGGTACTGGTGAAGGTCTGTGTGCTTTAGAATAGGAGTTTCCCCTGCTCGATGTTGTCAACGACGTAGACGTGGAAGCCATGCTCCTTCAGTCGTTTGTGGATCGCGTGCTGGTATGAAGTAGCGGACTTGCCGGGTGCCTTGAACTCGATCATCAGGCACTCGCCGTCCTTGAAATAGATCATGTCGGGCACCCCGCGCTGCGAGGTTGAGACCCACTTGAAGGCCAGCCACCCCCGGTCACGGGCGTAGCGGTTGACGGTTCCCTCTATATGGGACTCCCTCACTTGCGGTACCTGTCGGCCTCGTAGCCTTCAACGTCGATTGGCAGACCCTTGGCCCAGTCGGGAAGCTCGCACATTAATGTGTTGAACTGCTCCAGTGAGCCGTGGCCTATCTTTGTGTCGGCAACAATCTCATCATGAACGGTCATGATGGGGTCGTAGCCAGCGGCGTCGAGCTTTAGAAGGGCGTGGGCCAGCAGGTCACGGGCCACTGCCTGCGTTATCGACTGCACCAGTGAGCCGCCGTATGTCTCAATGGTTCCCCACTTGTGTGTGAAGTTGTTCATCCCGTGGTAGGTGATCTTGCTGTTGATCAGCGCCGCCTGCGGGAACGAGAGGCACCGGCCAGACGGCAGCTTGAACAGCAGGTCACCCTTTACCATCATGAAGTCACCGGCCCGGGTCTCCTCACGCCTGCCGTTCTGGATGGCGTTGTACGCGGCGCGTTCAACCTCGTGCCACAGCTTCACAATCGGGCGGTTGGCTGCTCGCCAATCGTCTCGGATCTTAAGCGCCGTGGCATCGTCAACGTCGGTTCCGTAGTTGGCCGCCATTTTGGTAAAGGCTCTTGACCCACCCTGATAGCCCAAGGCTAAGACAGCTATTTTTCCGTCGAACCGCTGATCCTTATCGACGTTGCTGTACGTTATTCCGTACATGTCAGATGCCGTGACCTTGTAGAGATCCAGCCCCTCGCGGAACGACTGCAACACGGTCTCGTGACCGGCCAGCCATGCAAGCACTCGGGCCTCGATGGCCGAGTAGTCGGACACGATCAGGCGCCGTCCCTTGCTGGCGATCAGCATCCCTCGAAGGCACGAGGCCAGCAGAGCCATCGGCTCTCCCGGGAGCTGATCCGGGCAGCGGTACCGCAGTGCATCGATGATGGGGTCAACGTCATCGACGATGGGGCGCGGGAGATTCTGGGGCTGGAAGTGTCTCCCAGACCAGCGCCCGGTAGCTGCCCCGTGGTACATGCCGGTGCCATGGGCGCGGCCATCCCGGCCCAAGCAGGCCAGCATCGCCTGAAACTTTTTGGTGCTCGACTTCGACAGCGCCTGCCGAATTTGCAGGAAGCGATACACCTTAGGTGGGCACACCCCTTCGAGGGCGCAGGTCACCGCTGCCTTGTCATAGCTGTCCATCACCAGACCCTGCCTATTAATCCACTCCAGCGACTTGGCCCGTGAGGACGTTGATGCCAGCTCGCCGTCAGTCAGCGCGAACACCTCTTGGTTCAGTTCGGCCTCAACTTTCTTGATGATCTCGATGGCGTGCTCGCAGTTCTCTGCGTCTAGTTTCACACCGCGCAGGTTCATGCGCTGGTCTGCCTCCCAGACCAATCGCTCACTGGGGTGCAATGGCCGCAATTGCTTGCGGATCTCGGACTCAGCGACAACGTCTTGAAGACAGTAGTCGTACAGCTCGCGCAGCAGATCCTGATCGTGGACTCGCTTGCCCCGGTAGGGTTTGCACAGCCGTTGGATCAGGTACTTCCCGCGCTTATCCTTCGCGGCGTCCCCGGTCATGCCCATGAAGTCGCCGCACTTACCGAGGGCGCGGGGGTAAGCCTGCGCCGCAGCCAGTGCAGCGGTGTCGTTCCACTGCGATATCGGTATCGTCGGCCACATAAGTACCCGCTGCCAGATCGCCAGCTCGAAGAAGCTGTTCCATGCCCAGATCTCAGCGCCGCGCTCGATCAAGCGGAACAGCTCAGTCGGCGCAGGCATCCCGGGCGTCCACAGCTCGGGCGGCTCATCGTTTACCGCCCACGCTAGGCACAGCACCTCGGTGCTGGGGTGGTCGGCATACGCCCACGCACCCGCAGCCCTGATGTCACACTCAGAATAGGTCTCGAAGTCGAGGCTTACGATCAAGCCAAGAACTCCTCAGCCTCTTCGGCAACGTCCTGCGCTGTCTCATTGCTAACATCTTCAAAACCAGCCATTGGGTCGCTATTCCCGCCGCCCAGCGGCTCGCCTTCCTTCGCGTACTGCACGACCTCTAGGCTGCACAACTGTCCCCAAAAACTTTTATTGTTATCCCAAGCGTAGAAACGAACCTTCGCGTTAACGTAGTCCCCGCCCCGTGTTAGCTTGCCGTCCTCTTCAACTAATGGGCTTCTATCAGCATCAATAACGACTGGCCGTCGCTTGTTGTTCGCCTTTAAAACATAGCTTCCCTCATACTCGGGCCGCTGCGTTTCCAAATCGTCAAAATGCTGCAAACAATTGTGTAGCTTTCGCGGCTGCTTATCCCCCCAGCGTGATGACAGCTCCTCCTGAATCTTCTGGATCTGAGCGATCTCTTTTTTGTGCTGAACTTCATCGAGAATGAAGTTCGCTCTATATTTCTGTGTGTCTCCTTCTGTGAAAGCCGAAGGCTCAAACAAAGATGGAAAGGAAAGTCTTACGTTGTTAATAATGATTTCGCTCATATCTGTCCTCTAATTTTCAAGTACGTTGAAGCCATCCAACATATCCAGCGCTGGTCTCTTATCGGATACCGGCACCAGAGTTGGCCTGCCTTCGGGTTTCACGATCAGCGCGTTGACGCCGTCGCATTCTTTCCCAAGCATGGCTACCGCCCGGCTCGGAGAAATTGGTTTGCGTGAGTAAACTGGTTCGTTGGTGAGCATCCCCATGACGCGGATGGCCTCCTGCTCGTCTGCCCACTTTCTGTTTGTGCGGCTGGTCACGAGCTTGTAGCCCTCAATGGGTACGCCAGAGAGCGCCAGCTTCTCTGCGTGTCTTGCGACGGAGTCGCACCAGCTCTTGATAGTGGCGAGGTGTGGCAGCAGGTCTGCAATCTCGTCGTTACTTAAAACCTCTGGGTCTCTCACTCGAACTCCTCACCGATCTTGTCGAAAATATGCTGTGACAAAGCGCGACATGTCGGCGCGGCCTTGCAATACCGGCACTGCGACTCGCCGGGGTTAAATGGTGGCTTCTTTCCTAGTGCCGCCTCGGCTGCCGGTGCCAGAACTTCCGCGCCCCACTTCAGCAGATCCCGGTGCCGCATGGTGTGTGTGTCGATGTGCCCCAGACGTGGCTGGACAATGGTCATGTGGATGGTGTCGAGCTGGGCATCAAAGCCGTGCTCGTTGAAGACGCCAAGGCCGTAGCACTTAAGCTGGTCGCAGTCGGCATCTACTTGGTTGCGTCCGAACTTCGCGTCCACTACCCAAGCTTCGCCTTCTTTGATGGACAAGAAGTCTGCGGTGCCGAAGCCGCCCTCGGCCCACATGGAGTAGTCCAGACGCTTCTCTATATGTGTCCGCGTTTGCGGCAGTGAGCGGCAGTGATCGACATAGACCTTCGCCATGTTGGCTTGCTCCAGATTGATGACGTGCCCGTTAAAGGTCTCGCCCATCAGCTCGTGCGGCTGTAGCCCTTTATGCAAACAAGCCTCCGACAGTTCATGCAAGGCGGTGCCCTCTTCGGCGGCTGGACTGCCCTCGTCTTGCAAACCTTCCTGCGCCTTCACGCTGGCTGGGCAGGCGATCCATCGATGCGCGGAGCTGGCACTGAGCTTCGCGTGCGCAGGGCCAAGGTCAATTTCAAATTGCTGCATAGATACTTTTTTCTTTGACGTACAACATTGAGTTGTATCATGATGTAGACAAGTAACTAACGCAAACAAATTTGTCGATAATTTTTCATAAGGATAAAAATGAAAAACAAAACCAATAAATCGGTCAACGACGCACTTGATCAGGTAAAGAAAATACTTGGCCTTCAGTCGGATCGGCAGCTCGCTCTGCTACTAGATCTTGAGAAGCAGAACGTGGCTGCGTGGCGTGCCAAGGGCGAGGTGCCTGCGTCTCGCGCAGTTCAGCTAGAGCTTTGCACCGAGCGAAAAATCACTTGGTTCGACCTCTGTCCTAACCTGCTGAAAGACACAACAAAGTTGTTGGGAAAGAAATGAGAAGCAAATTCTTTCTGTGCATCTGGTGGTTTTTCCAAGTCCTTGGCGAGTTCGTTGACGATCTGAGCTACTGGATCGTGGAGCTTTGTCGCCGCATTTCTGAGTGGGCCGAGGACATGGCGCATAAATTTAATTGATCAGGGGAAGTAGATGTTAGATCAATTTGGCCATCGCCTCGTCGAGCGGGGCTACAACATTATTCCAATCCTGCCGGGTAAGAAGAGACCTCCCGGTAACGATTGGCAGAAGATTCAAAGCACACCAGAGTTGGTAACAAGCTGGATCAATGAGATGCCGCAGTTCGGCATCGGCGTTCTGGCCTCCACTACCTGCGCGGTTGACATCGACTGCCGGGACAAGGCCGTCAACAATAAGCTGCTGCACTGGCTGAAGAACAATGTCGGTCTCGGTGCCATTCGGATCGGTGAGAACCCCAAGTGCGTTGTCCCGTTCCAGAACGTCGAGCGGTTTAAGAAGATGAAGTCGTGCGAGTTCAAGACACCAGACGGTGTCACGCAGGCCGTTGAGATTCTGGGCCATGGGCAGCAGTGGGTCGCATACGGGATTCACCCCAAGACGATCAAGCCATACGAGTGGGTCAGCGGCCCAACGCTCGCCGACGTGTTTTACGATGACCTGCCGGAGCTGACGCAGGAGTTGGCGATGGCATTCATCGGATACTTCGAGGAGGTGGCCCGGGATCTGGGCTGGGAGGAGGTGCGACCCGGGAGCCAGCAGAAGGCCGAAGAGGCCGACGCGCTGATGAACCTCAAGGCCGCTCTGGACATGGACGCCGAGGAGATTGCAGCGATCCTGCGAGACCTCGATCCAGACGATCACCACGACAACTGGGTGAAAGTCGGCATGGCCCTGCACCACCAGTTTGGTGGCGAGCCGGAGGGCTTACAGCTCTGGGACGATTGGTCTGTCGAGGGATCAAAGTATCAGGAGGGTGAGTGCGCCAAGCGGTGGCTGTCCTTCGGTGATTACCAAGGGGCGCAGGTCACGATGGCCTCGCTAAAGTTCGAGGCAAAAAAGTCCGAGAGCGTCGAGCTGGTCGCTGACGAGTTACCCACCATGCTAGAGCGGTGGGCGTTCGTTCAGGTAGAAGGCTCGGCGCGGGTTCTGCGGGAGGAGCTAAACTCCGAGCAGATCATCCTCTACAAGATCGAAGACCTGAAGAAAGAGTTCGCCAACCGAAAGGTGCTAGATCCCGGCAGCGACAAGCCGCGCATGGTGAACCTTGTAGACCTGTGGCTTGAGCACCCAGACCGGCGCACATACGCGGCAGGCATCTGCTTCGCCCCGGACTCCGAGGTGCTACAGAGATACAACTTATGGCGAGGCTGGAGCTTCAAGGCCGTGCAGGGCGAGGTGCAGCCGTTCACCGACTTCGTGACCAACGTGATCGCTTCCGGGAACGAGGAGCACGCCAGATATATTCTTGGCTGGGTGGCGCAGATGATCCAGAAGCCGCAGTCCAAGGTCGGTGTGGGGCTGGTGCTCCGAGGCTCTAAGGGGTCAGGCAAGACTTTCTTTGGCGAGCTGGTCGGTGGGCTTTGCAAGGCGCACCACCGCATCGTGTCCAAGGCCGAGCACGTCACCGGCAAGTTCAACCGGCACCTTGAGGACACCCTGCTGCTGCAATGCGACGAGGCATATTGGGCCAGAAACAAGGCAGCCGAGGGTGCGCTCAAGGATCTGCTGACCAATGGCCGGATCACCGTCGAGCGCAAGGGTATGGACTCGTACTCTTCTGCCAACTACACCCGGCTGCTGTTCAGCTCCAACGAGGAGTGGGTGGTGCCTGCGTCTCTGGACGAGCGCCGCTTTGCTATCTTCGACGTGTCGAACGTCAGGCAGCAGGACGCCAAATACTTTGGAGCGCTGAGGCGCTGGTATGACCGGGGAGGTGCCGAGCATCTGCTGCACTTCTTCAAGCACTTTGACCTGAATACCGTCGATGTCCGTCAGGCTCCGAGGACTGCCGCGCTCGATGAGCAGAAGCTGCACTCGCTGGACTCGGTGGATCAGTGGGTTATGGATTGCATCGGGTCGGGTGAGTTCCGTGAGCAGCGCACTAACGGCGAGGTGTTCGAGTTCGCCAAGTTCGAGCCTAAAAATTCGATCTACCAGACCTATGTGTCCAGCGTGAAGGGTCGATTTGAGAACGCACGCAAGGAGTCGCAGTTCTGGAAGCACCTGCACGAGATCGATGGCCTGATCGCGGGAGAGAAACGCTCCCGGGTAGGTCACCGGCAGGTTCGCTTTGTTCAGTTCGTGATCCCAGAGCTGGCGCTCAAGGCATTTAACGCGCACCACAACATCGACAGCAACGTGATGATCGAGGCAGCCGAGGAGCTAGACCCGCTCGACCCAGCAAATTGGGACGACGAGGCACCTTTTTAGCTACAATTTCACGCCATGAATACCAAAATCTGCGTCGTTTGCGGGGAGGAAAAAACGACGGCGCGGTTCTACAAGCGGCCAGATGGTTCTGTCGAGAACACCTGCCGCCCTTGCAGGACTCGCGCCGAATTCAAAACACAACACAACAGCCCACGGGACTACCTGCGGAACACGCTCGCCAAGGCGAAGTTCGGTGCCAAGAAGCGCAACCTAGCCTTTGCGCTGGACATCGATCAAGTCATGAAGATCTGGGACGAGCAGCGCGGACGCTGCGCCCTGAGCGGTGTGCTCATGCAGGCCGCAAAGGACGGTAAGGGCCGCAAGGGCAAGGACTTGAACGTGTCTCTGGATCGCATAGATCAGGACAAGGGCTACCTCTTCACCCCCCGGAACGTACAGCTTGTCTGCCTGCGCGTAAATTTAATGAAGCACGACATGAATGAAGCAGACCTCTACTGGTGGTGCCAAAACATCCTCGACCATAAATAAAAAGACAACTTAGTGTTGTCTGGTCAAATATCGTGTGATAGTTTGTCAGCGGTTTTGCACTATAGAAAATCAAGGAGTAACGATGCAGCAAGGAAGTATGCAATCTGAAATAGGCTTCGATCACGTCACCGAGGTTATCATCCCGGTACTCGGCGTCATGGTAAAAATCACGCCGGTAGCAGAGCACGCCGACGGCAGCGAGGACTTTGTCCTCAGCGTGGCTGATCAGGACACCGGGGACATTTTCAAGACCATTGAGTCGCAAGACTTAAAGGATTTAATTGAGCGCCAGCATCGATTGGTGCAGGCCTTCAGCCAGTGAAGGAAGGGAGGCATCTCCGGCAGGGGGGCAGCGGCCTCAGTCTGAGCTGGTTACACATAACCAGACGTGAAATAGGATCGATGAGCGAGGGCAGCCTCCCGTTATCACAACGCCCCAATCGATCCACACCGCTGCACTAAATTACAACTCAACGATGTGGAGACGACTATTGAGTGATTTATTCTATAAGGCAACCCGGGTGGTCATGGATGGCCGACTGGGCCGCATGTTCACCGGGCCAAGGGCCAAGGGCGCGAGCACGCGCATACGGCTAGACCAAGATCCACGGATCGTCGAGGGCATCGTGTCCGGCAGCCGCAAGGGCCAATCGCCTCAGCAGATCGCCAACGCGCTGGGCATCTCGCCCTCCTCGGTCATCAAGGTAAGGGGGCTGTTCCGGGAGCGGTGGTCGGGCTACATGGAGGAGCAGACATGAAGACATTATTGGCATTGGCGCTGACAACGCTGGCGATTGCGGGGCTTGGCACCGCAGGCACCGCAGACTTTGAGGACGCCAAGGCCTCTGAGGCGGCCTACTGCGAGAGAGTCATCGAAGGCACGCATACCGACTACCTGAAACTGGGGGGTGTCTGCTATGACCGTGACTGATTTCCTGTGCGACAAGTGCAGCAAGCTCTGCGACGTGATCGAGGAGGTGTCAATCGACATGGAGCCTTACGGCGACCAGTACGTCGAGCGACGCACATACGAGTACTGGTCTATCTGCTGCCGCGCAGGCGTCGAGGTGCTGGAGACCGAGGAGATCGTCCATTGAGGCCGTCAAGCAACCCGGACAAGGAGGCGCAGAGGCGTGAAAGCGCAGAGGCGTTGGCGAAGTACCTAGAGCAAGGCGGCACCATAACCGTGGCCGACACCAGTCACTACAGGCGTGAGGCCGGTACGCTGTCCCGGGATCAGGTGGTGCGGACATTCGCCTACCAGTCCCAGATCGGCAAGATCAAGAAGGAGGCAAAGAATGAAGACCGTTGATGACCCGAGCCGCTCGGACGGCTCGACAGCCAGCTATTACCAGCTCCCGGGTGGTGCCGACGAGCTACAGCACCTGATCAGCTACAAGAACATGAACGCCCAGATCGGTGAGATATTCAGGAGCTGCTACCGCTACGGGGAGTCATCCCACAGCGACCAGCTCCGGGACGCGAAGAAGATAAAGTTCTATATCGACGCCGAGATATCAAGGCTCCAAAGCCCCTTCTAAGGGGCTTTTTTTTTGCCTGAATTATTTTCCTTGTATCGACAACTTTTAGTTGTCTCTACTACCGAAGTGCGTATAATTGACCCCATCAACAACAACGGAGATAGACATGGACAGCAGCAAAACAATCGACCAAATCATTGCCGAAGTAGCTGCGAATTTAGAATCCGAAAAAGACTTGCTCAAGCAATTTAGCTTCAAGAAAGGGTCTTGGTACACAGGCTATGAAGTCAAAGCAAACGGATATTTTGAAGGCTTGAATTTTTGGATGGTGCGCTTCGAGAAAGATGGGGCAGGCTGGGTAGCCTTCCCAATATCGGAGCGCCAAGTCACCGAACCAAAGCGGTTTGAAACATTGCATGAAGCCAAAATCAACATCTTGAAAAATGCAGAGGCCGCGTAAGCGGCCCGGGAGGAAGGTATGCAAGCAGCAGCAACAGGCAAAAACGTAAAGCACTACCTACAGGCCGTATCGCCGCGGGACGTGCTGACAAACAAGCGGTACAAGGTGTTAGGCACCCCGCTCAAGGATTGGCTGGTGTGCAGCCAGTGTCGTAGGCAGCAGGTACACCACGCCCAAAACGGCGGCGAGTTCCAGAGCAAGTGCTGGCACTGCGACGCTGACCACACCAACTTTTTGTACATGGATGAGCTGGCCCGGGAGCTGATCAAGGACGAGCGGTACGAGAACCTGTACCGATTCAAGCGATAACAGGCCGTTGAGGCTTTGAGGCGTGAAGGGGCTACGGCCCCTTTTCTTTTGCGTGCGGAATAAGTCACTTTAGGTTATTCCGCATACTCTGTGTGCCGGGTGTGCTAGGACAAACCCGGAGCCTCAGATCACCCGGCACACTTACCCGGAGCGCTGAAACCCTTGTTCTTATTACCCTTTCTCTTAATTAGAGAGAGAGAGACAAGTGAGACAAGGTAAAAGGTAATCCATATGGAAATGAAAAAGACATACCTATAACTGAGGGCTGTCGCTGCCCCCCACTGGTGTGCCCCTATAAATCCCATCCCATATGGATTGAAAAAAAAGACCGGCACAGCGCACTCACCCGGCAACTTCAATTAAATCAATGACTTAGGTGCTCCAGAGCGTGTCAGCCGTGCCGGGTGCCCGGTGGCGCACCTATCTGGGCGCAAAAACAATTGCTTATTGTGTTCACAACTGATACTTGTTTGGCGCATAATGCGTGGCGTAACTAATTGAAATGCAAGGCATTTGTATGGCTTACAACAAAGAGATCGACCTCGTTGAGCTGTATCGCTTGGCCGAGATCGGGCTGACCGAGGCGCAGATCGCAGACATGCTGGGCATCCATCAGGCAACGATGACGAGGCGCAAGAAGGACGATGCTGAATTTGCGGAAGCATTAAAGGCCGGGAAGGCCGCTGGTATCAGCGCCGTCACCAACGCGCTGCACAAGGGCGCTGTCGAGGGCGACAAGACCGCTGCCCAGATCTTCTTCCTGAAGAACCGTGGGGGCTGGACAGACCGGCAGGAGGTCGATGTGAGTGGCACCGTAGGCGTAGACGTGCAGCTCGATGCGGCCATCGAGGCGCTGAAGGATGCCGGTATCGATCCATCGAAGCTGTGATGCGGTTGTCAGGTATAACCCGTCGCCTAGGTAGGACGGGGGCTGACGGTCACCTTGGTACAGTTGTAGCTGTACCGCGTCATCGGCGCTAGAAAAACGTCAATGATATCAATGACTTACGAATCTCGATGCCGTCAAGGTTCTGGGGGGCGATCCGGGTCAGATCGGCTTCGCAAATCCGGGACTCCGCTGTGGGGCGGCTACGGGGGGTATATCGAGATACACACTGAGGGCGGTTTGTGGCAGTAAGCACTTCAAAAAAAGCGGTTCGCAAAAAAGGGACTCCTGAGCTGACAGAAGAGCAGCAGGAAAAAGCGGCGGAGATAGCCAAAGCCATCGCTGTCGTAAAGGAACACAAGCGAACCCACCGGCTAGACCACTTCAAGCCCTACCCTTGGCAGAAAAAGTTCTACAAGGCCGGAAATCAAAACAAGCAGCGCCTGCTGATGGCGGCAAACCGAGTCGGCAAGACCGCATCGATGGCGGTAGAGGTCGCGTACCACCTAACCGGCGAGTACCCGGAGTGGTGGAACGGCATCCGCTTCAAAAAACCAACCTCGATCTGGTGCCTAGGGGTGTCAGGAGAGCAGCTCCGCGATGTTGTGGTGAAGGAGCTGTTTGGCACCTATCTAGGTGACGGCAAATTCGACGGCAACGGCCTGATCCGGCAAGACCAGACCTATCAGGTCACACCGGCCATGGGTACGCCACGCCTCCCGCGTGATGTTGCGGTACGTCACGCCACCGGCAACACGTCGCTCGTCAGCTTCAAGTCATACACTCAGGGCCAGCATGTCTTGATGGGATCATCACAGGACTTTATCTGGATCGATGAGGAGCCAGTAGACCCAACGATCTATCCCCAGTGCCTGACAAGAACCGCCACCGGCAATGGCGGCGAGGGCGGGTACGTCACGATGACATTCACGCCAGAGAACGGTGTCACCGAGCTGGTTGCCCAGTTTATGGACAACCGGGCCTCTGGGCAGCACCTCGCAAATGCGACTTGGGACGATGCGAAGCACCTAAACAAAGAGACGAAGGAGCAGCTACTGGCTGCCATCCCCGAGTATCAGCGCGATATGCGCTCCAAGGGCATCCCGGTGCTTGGCGAGGGCATGGTGTTCGCGCTCTCCGAGGAGGTCGTTAAGTGCGAACCGTTTGAGATACCGGCCCACTACAAAAAACTTGCCGCCATCGACTTTGGTATTACCCACCCCACCTGCGTGGTATGGACGGCCTACAACCCAGACAACGACTGCATCTTTGTGTACGACATATACAAAAAAGAGGGCGAGATACCGGCGGTACACGCCTCGGCCATCAAGTCACGAGGGAAAACCATCCCGATGATTTACCCCCACGACGGCGACTCCACAGAAAAAGGCTCTGGCAAGACGCTGGCGGAGATGTATCTGGAGGCCGGGGTGCTGATGATCGGCAAGTTCACCAACCCAGACGGCACCAACTATGTGGAGCCGGGGCTGATGGAGATGCTGGAGCGGTTCCGCACCGGCAGGTTGCAGGTTTTCAGCAACCTATCCCCTTGGTTCGAGGAATTTAGGCGGTATCACCGCAAGAAGGGGAAGATTCACAAGGAATTCGACGATTTGATGGACGCAACGCGCTACGCGGCCATATCGGTGACCAGATTCGGTCAAAACAACGCAGAGCAGCAGCAACTTGGTACAAAAGAAGGATACCTGAGCAATGAATATGACTATTGACGAGCAGGAGCTGCTCTCGACACTGGAGCGAAACATCGACGCAGCCGACACCTACGCCAACAGCGAGGTAGGCGACCAGCGCGACAAGGGCCACCGATACTACTACGGCGAACCCATGGGCAACGAGACCCGTGGCCGCTCGCAGCATGTGTCCCGGGACGTGTTCGACGCCGTTGAGGCCGTAAAGGCCATGATGCTGGAGACCTTCAGCGCCGACAAGAACATATGCCGCTTCGACCCGCAGTCTCCAGACGATGTAAACACCGCCCGGCTGGCTACGGCGTGGACAAACTACAACTTCTACCGCCAGAACAACGGCTACAAGATCCTCGCGGACGTTATCCACGACGCGCTGGTGGCAAAAACTGGGGTGGTGAAGCGGTATTGGAAGGCCGACTACCGCTACGAGTCCGAGGAGTTCGAGCAGTTCAGCGAGAACGAGTTCAACGTCATGATGTCAGCGCCCGACGTGGAGCTGATTGAGATGATGGAGGAGTCTATCGAGGTCGTGGACGAGCAGACCGGCACCGCCTACTCTCAGCTTGCCCTCTCTGGCACCACCCGCCGCCGCTACGACACCAGCAAGGTCTGCGTCGAGACCGTGGAGCCTGAAGACTTCCTGATCAATCCACGCGCCAAGACCGTTCAGGACTCTGACTTCTGCTCGCACCGCATGGCGCGTACCCGAGGCGAGCTGCTGTCTGAGGGCTTCGATCCCGATGTGGTCGCCAAGCTCGACGAGGAGGACATGCTGAAGGAGGATGGCTCGATTGGTCGAGACTCCGTAGATAGCTTCCGCCATGACCGCTTCGGCTTGGATGACGCCCGTGACCGTGAGTATGTGACGCTGTACGAGAGCTACATAAAGCGCCACGACCCCGAGATCAACGAGTGCGTTTACTATAAGTGCATCCACAGCCGCCGGGTGATGCTGGACATCGAGATGGTGGCCGAGATGCCGTTCCGCACCTTCACGCCCTTCCCGCTGCCACATCGATTCTATGGTATGTCGCTGGCCGACCAGCTCTGTGATCTTCAGAAGACTATGTCGAGCCTGAAGCGCGGCGTGGTCGATCACCTGATGCTGACCACCACCAGCCGCTGGGTTGCGAACCTCAGCCTAGTTAAGAACCCACGCGACCTGCTCGATAATCGGGTAGGTGCCGTGGTGGATGTGATGTCTCCCAACCCGGAGTCTGTGGTACGACCCCTGCCCACCCCGCAGCTCAACGGCAACGTCTACACAGCTATCGAGAACTTCGAGCAGGAGAAGGAGCAACGCTCTGGATCGAGCCGGATGTCTCGCGGCATGGACTCGACGGCGATCAGCAAGCAGAACTCAAGCGATCTAATTAGCACATTCATGAACGCCAGCAACCGGCGGATCATGGTCATGTGCAGGAACTTCGCTGAGAACTTCCTGAAGCCGTTGATGCAGGACTTGTATCGGCTGGGCGTGGAGTACGAGAACGAGACCGTGATGCTACAGCTCGACGGTGCCTTCCAGCCCGTAACGCCCTCCGCACTTGGTGACCGCACCGAGATGACCGTGGCGGTTGCCCTGACCCCGGAGGAGCAGCAGGCAGAGGCCCAGAAGCTGCTGACTCTGGACACACAGTTCACGTCCAACCCAGCCGACCCGACTGTTGGCGGCCTCTACGGGCAGCAGCAGCGCCACGCCCTGCTGTCCCGGGCCTTTGAGCTGCTGAACATCAAGGACGGTGCCTCGTTCCTGCAAGATCCAAACGACCCTCAATACCAACAACAGCAGCAGCAGATGCAGCAGCAACAGCAGCAGCAGGCTGAAGAAATGCAGGCCCGTCAGCAAGAGATTGAAAAGTTCCAAGCTGGTATGTCGGCTCGACAGGTCTCTGTTATGGAGGGCCAGCTTGAGCTGGATGTTGTGAAGGAGCAGAACCGCATGATGCTGGAGCTTGAGAAGCAGGAGTTCACTGAGGAAGAGAAAGAGGCTCGCCTGATGCTGGACACTGAGAAGCACCTGCACGACATCGAGCGTGATCAAGCGGAGCTGGAAATAGAACGAGAACAGAAGAGGAACGTAAGCATTGGCTGATCTATCAAGGTTCGACGACCTGCTTAACCGGGCGAAGGAGAAAAAGAAACCCAAGCCCGACATCAAGCAGGTGTTCAAAGAATTCGAGGCATACAGGGCGCAGGCGGCTGCCCCTGTGGCTGAGAAAAGTGTGGGAAGTGAAAAACCCGAAAAACCCAAAAAACCAAAGCAACCCGAAAAGGACTTTTTAGTATGAGCGAAGTAGAAACAATGGAAATGCACGAACTCCAAAGCAAGGCAGACGCGGCCAGCGCGATGATGAACTCGCAGGTGTTCAATGAGGCCTTCCAGATGATGAATCAGGGGATAGTGGATCAGATGCTACAGACACCGGCGGAGGCACCTGCTGAACGCGAACGGCTTTACGCAATGTTTAAAGCAGGCCAGTTGTTCGTGCAGCAATTTGCTACATTAATCAACAACTTAGAGTTGCGTAAACAACAAGAGGCGGATTAGAATGGCGGAAGCAAACATTGATCCGGCAGAGCAACCCTCCCAAGACTCTTCGGAACAAGACACAATTGACAGATTGACCACGCTGTTGGAGTCCGATCTGGACGAACCAGAGGTTGAGGAGCAATCCGATCAAGAGGCCGATGAGGCCGACATAGAGGAAGCAGAGTTCGAGGAAGCGCCCGACGAGGAAACCGAAGAGGCTGAGGAGGTCGATGAAGACCCAACCGATGAAGCCGAGGCGGAGGAATCAGAAGCTATGTTCGAGGTCGATGGCGAGAGCCTGAGCGCCGAAGAGCTAAAGCTGGGGTATCTCAGACAAAGCGACTACACAAAAAAGACGCAGGCGGTAGCCGAGCAGCGGAAGGCTTTTGAAGCCCAAACCGCAGAGGCCGAGGCGACCATGAATGCGTTGATGTCCGCCGCTGGCGCTGACATTTCGCGTTTTCAGAACGTGAACTGGGAACAGGCCGCGATAGACAACCCTGATCAGTATCGACAGGCCAAGGCGGCCTATGAGCAGGCACAGTCCACCTACAACTTAATTAAGGCGCAGGCGGATCAGTTCCAGACTCAGCAGCAGCAACAGACCGAGGCGGCGCAGAAAGAGGCCGCAAAAGAAAGTCTGACTGTCCTGAAGACCAATATCCCAAACTGGAATAACGATCTTTATTACCAGATCGGGGAATATGCTCAAGGTTTAGGTGTCAGCGGTGAGGAGTTCAATAAGGTCTCCGATCACCGATTGATTACCGCGCTGTGGAAGGCCATGCAGTTCGATCAGGCAAAACGGGTGACGGCTAAGAAAAAAGCGAAGTCATCACCTACTAAAACTTTGTCAGGCTCCAAAGCTGACTCGACAAAGGCCGTTCAGTCCGAAAGCGCCCGTAAAACACGGGAGCGATTGAGAAAGTCCGGCACTGTTGATGACGCAGCGGCAGCCCTCTTGAATAGGATGAAATAACATGCCAACAGTAAGCGGCACTCTAAAAACTTTCGATCAGGTCGGTAAGCGTGAAGACGTAGAAGACATCATCTACGATATTTCGCCTACGGACACACCCATGCTCACCAGCATCGGAACCTCTACTGCTGGGGCAACTTTGCACCAGTGGCTGCAAGACTCTCTTGCCCCCGTAGCGACCAACGCTAACGTGGAAGGCGCGGACGCAGGCACGGCCTCTACCATCACACAGACCGTCAAGACTGCTAACACGCAGATCTTTGACAAGGTTGTGCAGGTATCAGGAACCGCCGAAGCGGTAGGCACCTATGGCCGTACAAGCGATCTGGCGTATGCCATCGCCAAGGCCGGTAAGGAAATCAAGCGCGATATCGAGCACAGCTTTGTAGGCGCTGGACAGGCAGGCACCGCTGGTAACAGCAGCACTGCACGGCAATTGACCTCCGCTGCCAACCAGATCAGCGCGGCCACCACCAACACCGCTGGCTCGAATCGAGCACTAACGGAAGCACTCGTCCTCGACGTAGCACAAAAAGTGTACGAAAAAGGCGGCGATGCCTCTCAGATGCAGGTAACACCCTCGCACTCTGTAGTGGTTGCAGGCTTCGCTACGGCCTCTGGTCGCCAGCGAGACTTCGGCAGCAGCACGACTGTTGTGAACTCGGTAGACATCTTGGTAACGCCATTCGGAACCCTGAATGTTGTGCCTAACCGTCTGCTCGACGCCAACACGTCTCTGATCCTCGACACCGAGTATTGGTCACGCGCAGTTCTGCGGCCCATGCAGACTGTTGTTTTGGCTAAGACCGGCGACAGCGATAAGCGTCAGATGCTGACCGAGCTTACCTTGGTGTGCGAGCACGACGAGGCAAGCGGCAAGATCGACGCACTGACCGCGTAAAGTTTGCTCATCCCTCCCCTGAGCAACGGCGGCCCCTTCGGGGGTCGCCAACCTTTTCTTTTGAGGTGGAAGAATGTCTGAATTGAAATCCCACATAGTTCACGACGAGATTGAGGACAAGCTGCATGTGGCCCACACGCAGGATATCGCCCCCATCATTGCGGACAACATCGCCCGATCTAACGAGATCGACAAGCACGCCAAGTACGGCGAAACAGAGCGCGTGGCCTCTATACCTATGGTTGTAGTAGTCCAGTGGATGCAGGAGGGGATCAATGTCATAAACCCCACCTACGAGGATCAGAAGAAGATCAAGCAGCGCCTGAACAGCCCGGAGTATGCGTACCTAAGAACCCGAGGCGGTAGGTTATGAGTTTAGCGAACTATGGCGATTTAAAGTCTGCTGTAACCACATGGTTAAACAGGGACGATTTAGACTCTCAAGTCCCCGATTTTATTGCACTGGCAGAGACTAGGCTCAAGAAAAGATTTAAGGGCGTTACCACTTTATCAGACGTAGCTCCCACATCGGCATTTCTTACCAGCTACCCCGATGTTTACCTCTACGCTTCACTTGTTGAGGCAGAACCTTTCTTGCAGAACGATCAGCGTTTGCAAACGTGGCTGTCCTTGTATGACAGAGCATCCGCCGAGATCAGGATTGTTGATACCGCTGCTACTCTCACCACCTACGCAGGTCTAAAGGCAACGGTTGCGAGCTGGTTAGACCGGGCCGATATCGATGACGCCATACCCAGTTTTGTTGAGCTTGCGGAGAATCGTATTTTTCATGAGCTTCGCGCTCCAGTGAACGAGAAGACGATTCTCCTGACTCTGAGCAGCGACGGATATGCGACTCTGCCGTCCGACTTCTTAGAGGTTGTGGATGTTTTTTGGAACTACAACCCGCTATCCCGAGTAACTCTTACACAGCTACACAGCTATCTTGAGCGCACAGGCGTTGCGCCAGAGGTGTTTGCACGAGAGACCTATCGTTTTCGTTTTTTCCCTCTTCCTACTGTTGAGGAGAGTGACGAGCTAAGAATGATTTATTATTACGACCCCGGCAGGTTGACTGACAGCTCGACTAGCAACGTGGTTTTTGCCGCAGCCCCAGAGCTGTATTTATACGCAACACTGGCAGAGGCGTCTAACTATTTAGGCATGGACGGCTCCCAGTACGAGGCCTCCTATCAAACAGCCTTCGGCAGATTAATGCAGCACGCTGTTGTTGCGGAGAACGCGGGAGCGACGGCAACAGTCCAAATGGGATACTAGAATGTCTGGATTTTTTAAGGATAACCCGCCTGCCACTCAGGTAGGTTCTGAGGACGCAACCGAGTCCACCATACAAGAGGACGCGGTAACCCAGACCGACACATCTGGTGGCTTTTACCAAGGCTCTCCAGACCAGACCACCACCGATGCCTACACGGCAGATGCTCTGGCGAGCAAGAACGCCGCCGAGGCCGCTAAGGTCGCAGCAGAGGCAGCGCAGGCAGCGAGCGAGTCAGCGAAGACCGCAGCAGAGACTGCGGAGGAAAACGCCGAGACGGCTGAGACGAACGCCGAGACGGCTGAAGCTAATGTGGCAACCGACGCGGCAACGGCAAGCACCAAGGCTGGCGAGGCCGCAACGTCAGCGTCAAATGCTTCAACCAGCGAGACCAACGCAGCCGCATCGGCTACGTCTGCCTCTGGCAGTGCATCAACCGCGACAAGTCAGGCATCAGCCGCAAGCACCAGCGCCACCAACGCCTCTGCGTCTGAGACATCTGCGTCAAACAGCGCATCGGCGGCATCGACTTCCGCGACGGCTGCCGCAGCCTCTGAGACCGCAGCGGGTACAAGCGAGACAAACGCTGCCGCCAGCGAAGCCAACGCGGCAACGTCTGCTACCAATGCGGCAACCAGCGCCAGCAACGCATCGACCAGTGAGAGCAACGCATCGACCAGCGCGAGCAACGCATCGACCAGCGCCAGCAACGCCGCCTCAAGCTCGTCGGCTGCATCGACTTCAGAGACCAACGCGGCGACCAGCGAAACAAACGCAGCTACCAGCGCGACATCTTCTGCGGCATCGGCAAGCTCTGCCAGCGCAGCGAAAGACGCAGCCTTGGCGGCACTGGATAATTTCGATGACAGGTATTTGGGGCAAAAAGCCAGCGACCCGTCTGTAGACAACGACGGCAACGCCCTGATTACAGGTGCGTTGTATTTCGACACCACTAACGATGTTATGCGGGTGTACGACGGAAGCCAGTGGTTGGCTGCGTATGCCGATGTCAGCGGCTCGGCCCTCACTGTCAACAACCTGTCAGATCTGGCGAATGCCG